GAGCATCACCGTACCCACAAGCATTTGGGGTGGTAACTACTACACCATGCCCCCATCAAGATGCTGGTTGATTTGGAACAAACCTCAGATACCAACTATGGCCGATTTTGAAATGGCATGGACTAACTTAGATAAGCCTTGTAAAGCATTCGCTTTTAACAGAAAAGATAATAGCCTACAAGAACACCCTACCCAAAAACCAATCAAACTAATGCGCTGGTGTATTGACCAAATTCGATTTACCGACAACACGATTACAATACTTGATCCTTTCATGGGATCAGGTTCTACAGGGGTTGCCGCTGTTCAATCAGGCTTCTCCTTTATAGGCATAGAACCGGACAAGGAATATTTTGATATAGCTTGTCGAAGAATAGGTGAGGCAAGTGTGTTGAAAGGAAAGCACACTGTAGCTCAAGGCGATAGGAATGGTTTATTCTACTAACCAAGGAGAAGGGACATGATCATGAAACCAAAACACATCATACTGTTTTTAGGGATTATTGAAAAACACATAATAATCTCTGACCAATCCAACGACAATTTGTTTGCTTATTTAGAGGCTCTTGGTCTTGTCAGAAATAAAAATCCTAATAATAATAAATGTATGACACCAGACGAATGTGACGATGATTGTGCTTGTGATGAGTACATATGGGGGGAGATTACCTATAAGGGTGATGTGTATGCAAAAGGACTACAGTCACTTGAAGTATTTACAACATTTAAATGCCGTTTACCAGTAGAAGAAGCGTAACTACCAAGGAGAATTAGTCATGGGATTTGAAATTGATGTAAATATTGGGAGTGGTCAGATAGTGACCATGCGTGGTGTTAAGAACGGAACAATTGAACTCTGCAACACTGTTGATATGAAGGTGAAAGACAGTGAAGAAAAAATACCTACTCTAGTTGGGTTTGCTTTCTTCACTTCTCTTGAGTCTGCTATCAATGCTGTAATGAAGTTTCGTGTTGCCAGAAGTGATGCACGTTCCCTAGAAGAACTGAAACATGTTGTTATCAGAGAGAATAAGAAACTCAAGGGCATGTTTGAAGGTTGGGTGGAATCCACTGAAGAAGTGGAAGATATACACGATACGCCTAAACCCGTTAGAAAACGGCCTCTAAGGACTGCTAAAGAGCCAGTAAAAGAAGACCCCCCTGCCTCTAGTACCCCTCCAAAACGCAAGGAAAACCCTGCTAGGGCTGCACGTAGGCTTGCTGCACAATCGGATGTTGAAGAAACAATTAAAAGAAAACGCAAACTGAACAATACCAGCCTTCCCGAAGAATCAGAACCAACCAGCAGCAGAAGACGCAAACCAATAAGAAGAAAATAACCATCAAGGAGTACAACCATGAAAGTTAATCGTAAACAATTAATAGGTGAGCTATCTTCTGTAAGCAGTGGTTTAGCTAATAAAGAGGTTATAGAGCAAACAACTTCCTTTGTTTTCAGGGATGGGCTGGTGTTTACCTTCAATGATGAAATTGCCGTAAGCTGTCCTACTGATCTTGATATAGACGGTGCTGTGCCAGCCAAGGACTTTCTGAACCTTCTTTCAAAGCTTGGCACAGAGGACGTTGATATCACCAATGCTGAAGGTGAAGTACGAATCAAAGGTAGCAAGGCTAAAGCTGGTATTCGCCTTGAAAGCAAAATCAAGTTGCCAATTGATGACATTCAAATTCCTGAAGATGATGAGTGGACACCGCTACCAAAGAACTTTCATAATGCAATCAAGGCTTGCCTGTCTTCTGTCAGCAAGGATCAAACCAAGCCAGTGATTATGTGCATTCACTTTGATGGTGTTGTGGCAGAGTCTACAGACAACTTCAGGGCTACCCAGTACACTATGGATAGTGCGCCTTTTGGTTCACATGTCTTGATACCTGCCGCTTCTGCCAAAGAGGTTATGAACATTCCCATTATTGAATGCGGAATAACCAAGGGATGGTTACACTTCAGAACCAAGTCAGACCTTCTTTTCTCCTGTCGTTTCTTCAACGACTCCTTTCATGATATCAGCCACATTATAATGAGGAAAGGTGTTGACTTGGAGTTTCCTAAGAACTTGGGTGATATACTTTCCAAGGCAACTTCCATTAGCGACAACAGGCGCATTACCATATCACTTGACACTAACCTTATTACCGTAAGGGCTGAAGGAAGTGTCGGATGGTTTGAAGAGTCTGCCAAAATGAAGTACAAGGACAAGGCAGTAGTTTTTGAAATACATCCTGACTACCTGATGGACATGCTTAAACAAGATGTTGACATTCTGTTTACAGGTAAGACCATCGAGTTTTCCACTGAGGAATCAATTCACGTGGTTGGGGTTATGCTGACAACTAAAAAATAAGGGAGAATCAAAATGAGAGCAATTGTAATGGCACATACACCTTCTGGTGCTACTCCTTGTTGTGACGAACATGCAAATAAACTACACAGTTTGATGTCTTCTATGGGGGCACATTGTAACATTACTCTTATCCTTGAAGACGAACCAGTTGAATGTGTAAATTGTATCAACGAGGCTAAAAAGGCTGAAAAGAAATGAGTGGTTTCTTTAACAACATTAGGACTGAAAAGAAGTCTAACGCCATATCAAGCTATACAAGCTGTGGGGCTTGTGGACTGCATAAGAAATGCACCAGTCCTAAAATGAAGCCCTACGGCTTAGGTGAAAAAGGAATCCTCATTATAGGTGATGCCCCCTCTTCAGGTGAAGACAAGAAGGGCATTGCTATGGGTGGTGATCCTGCAAAGTACCTAGCGAATGTATTGAAACGTTATGGTGTTGATATGTATGTTGACTGCATAAAGATCAACTCCATCTTTTGCTACACAGGGTATGATCATGATGGTGGTTCACAGTACGTCAACTACTGTAGACCAGCCGTTTGGAAATACATCAATGACCTTAAACCTAAAATGATTATACTTCTTGGTAATAATGCCCTGCTCAGTTTCTTGGGACACAGGTGGCAGGAACGTTTAGGTGGAATCAAAAGGTGGAGAGGGTTTGCCATACCTGATAGGGATTCTAACTGCTGGGTGTGTCCTACCTTCCACCCTGCGTTTGTTATCAACAACTCAGAAAAACAACCCATGATCGAAAAGAAGTTTAAAGAGGATATCAAACAGGCAATACAGCACGTCAGAAAGAACATACCAGCTTCAGTTGATGACAGAAAACTTATTGAGGTTCTGGAAGGTAAGGAATTATACAAGAGGTTGATGTCTGTAGGCAAGTCAGAACTGTCTGAAATAGCTATCGACTTTGAAACCACCGGACTCAAGCCTGATAGAAAGGGACACCAGATTGTAACCTGCGCCATAGCGGAAGATGAGAAGACCTGTTTTGCCTTTAAGACGCCAACAGACAAGCGAACCCTTGTCCAACTATTCAGACTGCTAGAAAACCCCGCAGTAAGGAAGGTTATGGCCAACATGAAGTTCGAGTGTAGTTGGGCCAAGGTCATCTGGGGCGTAGATATTCAAGGTCTAGTTTGGGACACCATGCAAGCGGCTCACATCCTTGATAACCGTGGTGGCAACGAGAAGAAAGAAGCTGGTGTTACTGGTTTGAAGTTTCAGGTGTATGTGAACTTTGGTGTGGTTGATTATAATAGTGGTGTTGGTTCATTCCTGAAGAGTAAGGAAGACAACAAGCTGTATGGGGCTAATGCTTTTAACAACATCCTTGAAGCTAACATGGAAGAAGTGTTGATATACAACGGACTTGATAGTTTGTATGAACTGAGGTTAGCTAATGTTCAAAGGAGAATATATCATGACAGTATTTGAAGATTGGCTAAAAGACCACCCGTGTCCCTTATTTGCACTTGGAAATGTTAGAGCAGCATTTACTGATGGCCATCTCTCCGGTATGGAAAAAGATAAGGCTTTGCGTAGGCATGTAAAGACTTTGCTGGATTATTGCGACAACGGGGATATTGTAACTGGGCCTTTCTGCAATCAAGTAGTGTCTGACGGAATCAAGGCAACTATAGAAAATATCCGCAAGGCAATGGAGGAAGATGATGAGTAGTTCAGGAAGATGCCCAAAATGTGGATACTACCCATGTAGATGTGCTGTTGGTGGCATAACAAGTGGTAGGTGTGCTGTTGGTGGCATGACAAGTGGTAGAATCGAATTGAAACGACCAGAACTCTATGAAATTGATTGGGACAAGATAAACACTTTATCCGAATTAAAATTTGTTCTTTCCTCATTGAATATAACATTTACTCTCAGTTATGAAAGATATGAGAAAGTAAAAGAGTTTCTTAAACTGAAGGAGCATTAGCCATGAGCCGAGTATGTGAGTTTTGTGACATTATCCATGATGCTAGGGTTTCTTGCCATGATGCTGCGTATATTGAATTTATAGGCAGTAATTATGGTGTGCATCAAGAAGCAGGGAGAAGCCCTATGATTGAATTAGAGAAGCACAAAGACTGGACACCATTATTCAAAATGGCTATGGCAGAAATTGACTCCCTCCGTCAGCAACTTGCGGATAAGAACAAGACTATTGATATAATTGTAAATGTATTTTCTGGAATTGAACCACCAGAGAGATATCCATTTGCAAGGGAGGTGTTTATTATGAACCAGCAACTCAAAGCTGAAGTGGAGAAGTGGAAAGCAGAAGCAACCCATTGGGCTACAGCCCATTCTATCGCCGTCCTTGAATTGGAACAATACAAGAAAGATGAAGACTTTAACCCACCAGTGACGTGTGCAGATAATTGCTCACTTTTAAAGAAAGCCAAGGAAGAGGTAAATAACAGATTGTTTGATTCCGCCAATGAATGGAAAACACGAGCCTTAAAAGCCGAAGCGGTGCCGGAAAAAGATCAATTGATAGCTGCTGTTAAAAAGCATCTTGCAACACTAACGGATGATGGGCGAATTGATTTTATCCATGACTGCATGAAAGACTATTGTGAGCGTTGTGGAACAATGTATATTCCATGCTGTTGTGGCCCAGACTTTGATGACTAACATTCTTGAGGTAATTGAATAATGTTATTAACACCTAAAACATATTCCCATTACAATTTGATGCACGAAGGCATTCTTGCACTAGGCAGGGCTGAACGTACTGGTATGAGTATTGATATGGATTATTGCAGGAAGATGGATAGGCATCTTGACAGGCAAATAATACATAACACCAAAGTCATTGAAGCCTCAGACCTTGCCCTACAATGGCGCAAGCGTTTCGGCACCAAGACCAATTATGGCAGTGACCCTCAGTTGACCACTCTGCTCTATGATGTAATGGGTTTGAAAGCAAACTCCTTTACAGACAAAGGAACACCATCAGTAGGTGAGGACGCTCTGAAGTCTTTGCATATTCCTGAACTGGACACCCTGATTGAACTGCGTGGACTTGATAAAGCAAAGAATACCTACCTTGCACAGTTCATGCGTGAACAAGTTGATGGTGTTATTCACCCTTTCTTTAATCTGCATATTCCAACTACCTTCAGATCATCCTCAGACTCCCCCAACTTCCAGAACATTCCCAATCATAAGGAATGGATGAAGAAGATGATTCGGAAAGCCATTAAAGCTAGGAAAGGAAAGTTCTTCCTGTTCCTTGATTATAGTGGTGCTGAAGTCAGGGTGGCAATAGCCTATCACAATGACCCTACCATGAAGAAGTATTTGCTTGGTGGTGGTGATATGCACAAAGACGTTGCGGTTGACTCCTTTCTTTTGTTGCCAGCACAGGTAACAAAGGAGATACGATATACAGCCAAGAACAAATTTACCTTTGCTCAGTTCTATGGTGACTATTGGAAGTCCTGCGCTAAAGGCATGTGGAATGATTTGTTAACCTTTAGGTTAACTCTTCCTGACGGTACCTTGTTGAAAGACCATTTGAAGTTTAAGGGAATCAAAACCCTTGAACAGTTTGAGAAGCACATAGAGAAAGTGGAACGGATATTCTGGGATAAACGTTTTCCGGTATACAAGCAATGGAAAGAAGATTGGTATGAAGCATATCTCAAAAAGGGCTATTTTGATATGCTGTCTGGTTTCAGGTGTTCTGATATCATGTCATTCAACGATGCTACCAACTACCCAGTCCAAGGGGCTGCTTTCCATTGCCTGTTGCTTGCTTTTGTGCTGCTTGACCATGAACAAACAGTGAGAAAGTGGGAATCAAGACTGGTTGCTCAGATACATGACGAACTGGTTATTGAAACTGATGAGAATGAGTACGAAGAGGTTATGGATGTTGCTATCGACATTATGCAAAACAAGGTACCTGAAATATACCCTTGGCTTAATGTTCAAATGATAGCGGAACCAGCCATAACACCAATCAATGGAACATGGTATGACAAAATGGAAATTGAGGACATTGTTAAGAAAAGCAATGTAGATGATTTCCTGAACAGCCTAATAGCAGCATAACCCCAAAGGAGATTTGATTATGAGCCTAGCAATAAAGTACAGACCCAAGAAGTTAGAAGATTTCTTTGGCAATGACGAACTTATCAATTCCCTCACTTCCATTCTAAACAGGGAACGTGAGAAGATTCCGCATGTCTTCCTGCTCACTGGCCGCTCAGGTTGTGGCAAGACGAGTCTAGGGCGTATTATTGCCGACAAGCTAGGGTGTGACCCCGCTGAATACTATGAACACAATGCAGCCAGTTTACGGGGCATTGATAACATCCGTGAAATAGAAAGGAACTGCTTATATCCACCAATGGCAGGGGAAGCAAGGGTATGGTTGTTTGACGAGTTACATCAGTACAACATGCCCACACAAGAAGCAATGCTGAAGATGTTGGAAGAGGCACCGGAACATGCTTACTTTATTCTGTGTACCACCGATCCGCAAAGACTCAAATCAACATTAAAGGGCAGGGCTGTGTCTTTTGAAGTCAAGCCACTTGATGAAGAAGACATGGGCGGTGTGCTTGATTACATTCTTGAAATGGAAGAGTTGGAACTCCTGCCTGAAAAGATAATACACCGAATCTACCGTGAGTCTGATGGTTGTCCTAGAAATGCCCTTCAGATGCTTGAGAAGATCATTGACCTTGATGAAGATGATATGCTTGAGAATATTGACAAGGCTGCTGCCAGTGAAAGCGTTTCCTTTGACCTATGCAGGTTATTGATACAAAGGAAGTCTTGGAAAGAAGTTGTTGATGTTCTAAACACTCTTGAAATGGAACCTGAGACTATGCGGCAAGCTATCCTTGGATATGCTGACAAGGTGCTGCTTGATCCAAAGAACAAACCGGAAACACGTAATCAAGCTGCCCTTGTCATAGAGTGCTTTTCTAACTACTTCTTTGCTTCTGGAAAGGCTGGCGTTACCCTTGCTTGTTACCAGTGTATTGTCTAACATTCCGTAAAACAAAGGGAATTACCATTTATAAGTTTTGTTAAATTTCACTTGCTTTTTTTACTTTATTAACGTACACTTTCAAAAAAGGAGAACAACCATGCAGCAAGAATTACCAAAAATAGAAACAAAAGTAATTGCTATATTGTTATCGACCAAGGCCAATCAGGAGATATCTGTACCAGCTAGGGAAGACTGCTTACCCCAACTGCTGTGTATATCAAAGGTTGGTGGGGATAAGTCTGTGATAATTCCACAAGTACACACACTTGAACGGATTGCGATGTTTGTGCGTATTCCTTCCTATGAAGCTACAAGCAAAGCTACAATCACCATATACTGTGTAAGGAATGACATGGACATACCGGAAGGTGTTGGCTATCTCGGTACGGCTAATGTTGGTGGAACGGATTTTCATTACTTTGGATAGCCTTTCATAAAAGGAGGCAAAATTGAATCCAGTCTTACCACCATACTATCAAGAGGAAGCAGAGAAGATTGGTTTGCGTATCTGCCAAAACTGCTTCCGTGTCAAGAGCCATGCTGCTTATAAAGGCAGCGGCAGGGTTTGTCGGAAATGCAAAGGTGATGATAGGAACGAAAGCGAATAATAACGTAAAGGAGAATACTATGGAATATCTTTGGATGGTTTTTGTAGGTATCGCAGTGTTAATTATTGTTTTAGGACTTTGTGGAGTTCTTGACTTAACTAACGATGGTTCTTCTATCAATCCTCATCTTAGTTGTAGCCATTGTGGTTCAACAGGAACTGTTACAAGTAAAAGAATTACACAAAAGAAAGGTATCAGCGGTGGTAAAGCCACTGGTGCTATTTTTACAGGTGGTGTTTCCATGCTGGCTACTGGGCTATCAAGGAAAGAGACAGCTACACAAATGTACTGTAGAAAATGCGGAATCACTTGGCACGTCTAAAAAGGAGAAAATGTTATGGCGCGTAAAAGAAGGGATTCAAAAACATCAGACACAAGCGAGTATAGCTTTGAACAGGACGTTGAGATTGATCCGTTAAATCTTGATGCTGAAGTTCTGGGCTATTCTCGACTGGTCGGTCAGTATGCGGCATTGGCTGCTGAAGCAAACAGGGCTGCAAAGCTGGCTGAAGAACATGTTAAAACCACTCGCAGTGAATTGGTCAAAGAGATCATGGACAAGGGAGAAAAACCTACTGTAGTAGTGGTTGAAGCTTACTACCGTAATGATCATGAGTATAAGGAAGCTAAAGAAGCCATGATAGAAGCACAGTTTGAAGCTGATATCATGAATGGTTGTGTCGCTGCCATTGCTTCCAAACGTTACATGATTGCTGAAACCTTGCGGCTTATCAGCATGGAATACTTTGATACACCTAAAATGCCGCATGACGTGCAAGACGTTGTAAAGAAGCTTGAAGAAAACCGAAGGGGTGATGTATTCAATCGCATTCACCAAGCACTCAACAAGTCCTAATAGGACACTACCCAAGAAAAGGAGAAGTATCATGGCCGGAGTAAAAGAAGTAGCATCAGCAGCAGGTTTTGGTGGAAACACAAGTGATGTTGCTGACGTGTTTGAAGGTCTTATCAAAACTGTCAAGGCCGAAGGTAAGGTTATCATCAAGGGTTGCGGTACCTTCACTTACAAGGAAAAACCCGCACGTACCGCACGTAACCCGCAGACTGGCGCGGCTGTTGAAGTACCTGCCAAGAACGTGATTGTGTTCAAGCAGTCCAAGGAAACCATTGATGTAATGGAACCTGCCAAGAAGTCCAAGCGTAAGAAGTAATCCATTTGAGCCTATATGCCCGTATCCCCGTGTTGGTTAAGACATATAGGCAATAGTCGGGTGGCTACCTGCTGGTAACAGCGTAAGCATCTGGGCGTATCCAGAGCAAACCCCGCAAGCAAGGTGGAAAGCCTTGCACCCATTCAAAAACAATTACCCCTACAAGGAGTATCAAATGGCTAAGAAAACCAAATCCAGTGGCAGACCCTCTATGCGGGAACGCATGAAAGAAATGATTGAGAACCGTGAAAAGGGTGGTGGTGGTGGTACCAAGTTCAACTTCCCTGAAGGGCATGAGGTTAAATGGTTCAAGCCTAAGAAGGGCACCATGCTGATTGACTTTATCCCCTACGAAACTGAAGACGGTGGTTTGTGGTGGGAGAAATCCATTTATACCCACAATGATATCGGCGCTGACGGTAAAGCCTATGTCTGCCTCAAGACCAGCAAGAAGCCTTGTCCTATCTGTGAAGCACGTGCAGAGCTTCTTCGGGAATACGGCAAGGACTCTGATATCGTCAAGGCTCTGAATGCCAAGCAACGTCAGGTGTTCAACGTTATCGATCTTGATAACGAGGACGAGGGTGTTCAGTTCTGGGAAATGTCTTATTTCCTTTTCGGCAAGCTGCTTGAAGAAGAACTTGCGGAAGATGATGACCTGCTTGACTTCAGCAACCTTGAAGATGGTTTGACCGTCAAGGTGCGTTTCAAAGAAGAAGTGTTCAACAAGAACAAATTCCTCAAGGCATCCAAAATCGACTTTGTTGAGCGTGATGCTTACGAGGAAGACATTCTGGAAGATGTTCTGAACCTTGACGAAGTTGTTGATGTCCTCACTTACGAGAAGCTTGAAGCTATCTTCCTTGAGAAAGAAGATGCTGACGAGGAAGAAACACCCAAGCGTGGACGTAAGGCTACTTCTGATGATGAAGAAGAAGAGAAGCCTAAGCGTAAACGCAAAGCTGCCCCTGTCGAGGAAGAAGAGGAAGAAGAAGAAACACCCAAACGCAAGCGCAGGGCTTCTAAACCCGCTGAAGAAGAGGAAGAGGAAGAAACACCCAAGCGTAGGGGTAGAAAGTCCAAGCCTGAGCCTGAGCCTGAAGAAGAGGACGAGGAAGAGGCTGATGACGAGGAAGAAGAGGAAGAGAAACCCAAGCGCAGAGGTCGTACATCAAAGACCAAAGCTACTCCCAAACGTGGGCGCAAATCTGAGCCAGAACCAGAAGAAGAGGAAGAAGAAGAAGAAGAAAAACCCAAGCGCAAATCCAAAGCAAAAGCCAGTGATGATGAGGAACTTGAGTGTCCTGCTGGTGGAACTTTCGGTGACGATTGCGATGATCTTGACGAATGCTTTGACTGTGAGATTTGGGAACAGTGCAAAGAGAAGCAGGACAGCGCAAGCAAAAAGACACGGAAGAAGTAATATCAACTTTTTGTTTGTAACAGAAGGGGTGGCATAGTGTCGCCCCTTCTTTATAAAGGATGCTCTTATGAAAAATACAACTCAAATATCATTATCGGACGCAAAGCAGATTGCCCTTGACCACGGCATTTCTGTTTCTACTCCGACACTGATACAGTGGATAGATGATAATAGGCTAGGGCATCAACCGGGTGGTGCTGGCGGCAAGTGGTATGTCTATAAGGAAGACTTTATCAAATTCATTAAGGGGGAATAGCGATGGCAAGGGGAAATAAACCTTCAGTTAATGCAGTGGTGAAACAAGCCGTTGCCAGAAGCAAGAAACCGATAGAGCCAAGGAAACGTCCGTTCAATCCTGCTAAATTTGTTTCTTCTGGCTCTACCTTATTAAACCTTGCCCTTACTGATCATCCTAAGTGTGGTTGGATGATGGGAAGAATGGCTAACATCATAGGTGATTCCAGTTCCGGTAAAACCTTTCTGGTTCTTACCTGTTACGCAGAAGCCAACGCAAATAAACGCTTTGATGACTATGCCCTTATTTATGACGATGCAGAACATGCTAACTCATTTGATATGGAAGGTCTGTTTGGCAGAACAACCGCTGAAAGAATAGAAGCACCTGAATACTATTCTGATGATTCCCCAAGACCCAGCAAGGTTGTGGAAGACTTTTATGCCAGTGTCAGAAAGGCTTGCAAACAAGAACAATCCTTTATCTACGTGCTTGACTCTATGGATGCCATTTCCAGTGATGATGATGCAAAGAAGATAGAGGAAATTGATACACACAGGGAAAAGGTTAAAGCCGCTGAAGAAAGCGGAAAGGCTATAAAAGACATATCAGGAACATATGGTATGGGAAAACCTAAAATGAATAGCAAGATGTTGGGAGACATTTGTGGC